CGTACCCGACCCGTACCCGACCCGACGTCCCCTCCGGGGACGTCGAGGTCGGGCTACTTCAGGGAGGGAGCGGTACGGAAGCAGACGCGCACGCGAGCAACGAACCCCCGCTCTGCAGGCGTCACATCGGCCAGGATCGCTCCGCGATCCCGCCGTGTGACCCCTGCCGCCGCCTCCGCGAAGCCTGGGAAGCCACCCGCCCCGCCGACGCCGGCCCGCCGCCCCTGCCGCCGCTGTGCGGCGACTGCGACAACCGCTGGATCCAGCCCGACGACGACGGCCCGGCCTACCACTGCCCGCGCTGCCACCCCGCCGCCCTCGCCCTCATCGGAGCCTGACCCGTGACCACGCCCGCCCGCGCCGCCCGCCGCCAGCTCCTCCGCGACCGCTTCACCGAGCTGCTCACCACCTGGGGCTCCCCCCACGCTGAGGAACGCGCCCGGCTCCTGCAGGACGTCGTCGACGAGCTCGGGTTCGCCCTGCCGCCGGCGCTCGAGGACGTGCCCCCGATGCGCGGCTCTGACGGTCCGCCGTCCGGGCCCGGCTACCAGGCGTTCCGGCAGGCGCTCGCCTCGCTGCCCCGCCGCGATAAGCCGCCTCTCGCTTTCGAGAACCGTTTGTGAGAAGCTGACCGACGGACCCACCTTCCCGAAGGAGCCCCGCCCATGCTCCGGAACCTGCGCGAGCTCGCCGCCGAGCTCATCCACGCCGCCCTCGTCCGGCTCCAGCCATGACCGGCTCGCGCCCCTGCCCGAAGCACCGCGGCTACCAGCTGCACGGCTGCCCGGTCTGCCAGCAGGAGATCGACGGCAAGATCCGGCAGGCGGCCCGATGACCACCATGCTCCGGCCGCCCGACTGGACCCTCTTCGCCGCCTGCGACGGCCACCCCACCCTCGACCCCACCGCCTGGGACAACGCCACCCCCCAAGCCCGCACCATCTGCGCCGAATGCCCCGTCCGCTACGACTGCGCCCTCGAAGCCCTCAACAACGCCATCCCCGACGGCATGTGGGGCGGCCTCGACCCCACCGACCGCGCCTACATCGCCGAACACACCGGCCACGACACCCCCGGACTCCCCCGCCACGGCACCCGCGCCCGCCGCGTCCACCGGCTCTACCCCTGCAGCTGCGACCTCTGCCGCCAAGCCCACCGACGCTGGGCCCGCGAACGCCGCGCCGCCGGCGCCTGGAAACGACCCACCGCACCCACGTTCGAGGAACTCACCGCCCCGGCCGGACGCGGACGGCACACCGCCTGGCCCGGCCAGCTCGCCCTCCCCGTCACGGCCAGCGGTGACACCCGACGCACCAAGGTCGCCGCGTGAGCTACCTCGCAGGCATCCACGCCGGCCTCTGGCTCCTCGGCGCGCTCACCCCGCTCGCCATCGTCGCCGGGCTCGTCACCCTCGTCTGGGCCATCGACGTGCCCCACCGCGTGCGCGTGCTCAAGCTCCACCGGCAGACCCGCCGCGCAGGCCGCGGGCTCAACCTCGGCCCCCGACGCAGCGCCTGCACCTGCCCCGACCCCGGCATCGCTGCCCGCTCCGGCCACCTCGCCAGCTGCCCGCTCCGCCCCTACGAGCGGAGCTGACCCGTGCCCGCCCCGCTCGACCCCGACAAGCGCGCCGCCATCGCCCAAGCCATCCGCGACGGCGGCACCCGCAACGCCATCGCACGCGACCACGACGTCGCCCAATCCACCGTCTCCCGCATCGCGGAACAGGAAGGGCTGGTCGACGCCTTCGACCGGTCCGAGATCAAACGTGCGACGGAGGCGAAGCAGGCCGACCTGGCGGCGCAGAGGGCGCAGCTGGCTCAGCTGCTGATGGAGGACGCGTTCCGGCTGCGGGAGCGCATGTGGCAGACGCAGCAGGTCGTGGTCGTGACCGCGCGGAAGGGCGGCGGGTCGTCGGCGGAGCTGGTCGACATCGAGACGTCGGCCGGCGACTTCCGGAACTACCTGACCGCGATCGGCATCGCCGTGGACAAGATCGGGGTGCTGACGCGGGACGACTCGCAGGGGATGGCGGCGGTGGATGCGTGGCTGCGGTCGCTCGGCGTCGGAGCCACGCAGCCGTGAAGGTGCGCGTCCAGGGCGACGGGATCGGCACGACGAGCTACTGGCTGTGGTGCCCGGCCTGCGACGATGCCGTGCGGATCGACAACACCTGGGGCTGGAACGGCGACATCGAGCGGCCCACGTTCAGCCCGAGCCTGCTGACGCGGGTCACCATCGCCGGCCGCGAGGTGGTGTGCCACTCGTTCATCACCGACGGCGTCTGGCTCTACCTGGCCGACAGCACCCACGACAAGGCCGGCCAGGCGGTGCCGATGGTCGACCTGCCGGACTGGGTCGCCGCCGACCCGCGGTGATCGTCCAGGCGCTGACCGCCAAGCAGCGCACCGCCATCCAGCTCTCCCAAGCGCACCGGCTCACCATCTACGAAGGCTCCGTCCGCTCCTCCAAGACCATCACCAGCCTGCTCGACTGGCTCGCCTTCCTCCGCACCGCCCCCGCCGGCCCCTTGCTCATGGTCGGCAAGACCGAACGCACCCTCGAGCGCAACGTCATCGGCCCCCTGGTCGACATGCTCGGCCGCGCCCGCTGCCGCCTCATCCGCGGCACCGGCGAACTGCAGCTCCTCGGCCGGCTCGTGTACGTCGTCGGCGCCAACGACGAACGCGCCCAGGAGAAGATCCGCGGCCTCACCCTCGTCGGCGCCTACGTCGACGAAGCGTCCCTCGTGCCCGAGTCGTTCTGGTCGATGCTGCTCACCCGCCTCTCCGTCGCCGGCGCCCGGCTGATCGCCACGACCAACCCCGACAGCCCGCAGCACTGGCTCAAGCGGGACTACCTCGACCGGGCCCGCACCCACCTCGACCGCGGCGGCGACGTGAAGGCGGCCGGCGGGCCGGTCGAGCTGGCCCGGCTGTCGTTCGTCCTCGACGACAACCCCACGTTGGACCCCGCCTACCGGGCCCATCTCGACGCCACCTACGTCGGCCTGTGGCGGCGCCGGTTCATCGACGGCGAGTGGGTCGCCGCCGAGGGCGCGATCTACGACATGCTCGACCTGGCCGACACCACGGGCGCGCACCGGGTGCTGTGGCCGGACGTGCGCCGCCACATCACCGAGGCGTTCTGGCTGGGCGTCGACTACGGCCAGTCCAACCCGTTCCACGCCGTGCTGCTCGGCACCGACGGCGAGCGGCTCATCGTGTGCGGGGAGTGGCGGTACGACGGCCGCGCCCAGCACCGGCAGCTCGACGACGGGCAGTACGAGGAGCGGCTGCGGGGCTGGCTGGACGACGGCGCCGACGTCCCCGACGCCACCGAGCTGTGGCCGCAGCGCACCGCCGTCGACCCCTCCGCCGCATCCTTCCGCAGCATGTTGCGCAACCGCGGCTGGACCGGCCTCGTCGCCGCCGACAACGCCGTCGACGACGGCATCCGCAACGTCTCCAGCTTGCTGGCCGCGCGCCGGCTGGTGTTCGCCGCGGACGAGGACGGCACCCCGGCCGCGCCGGAGCTCGAGCGGGAGCTGCTCGGCTACGTGTGGGATCCGAAGGCCACGAAGGAGGGCAGGGACGAGCCGCTGAAGCAGGCCGACCACGGCCCGGATGGGCTGCGGTACGGGGTGCAGGTGTGCCGGTCGGTGTGGCGGCCGTGGCTACAGGCCGGCCTCGAGCTCGTCGCCTAGACGTAGTACGGGCAGCCGACGCGGTGTGTACGCGGCTGGCCAGGGGCCTCGCTGACCGGACAGAGGCAGACCGGCGGCCCGTACTGGCGGCGGTGCTCGTCGTCCTCCCGCTGCACCGCCTCGCGCACCGCCCGAGCCTGGGGGCTGTCTTCAGGGGCGAACGGGTCCACCGTGCCGAACATGCCGCGGTCGGCGGCCTTCTGCACGGCGCGGCTCACTGGGTCGTCCATGTGCCCATCCTACCGCCTAGTTGCGAAGCCGTGTCGCAGTCTGTCCTCTCGCTTTCGCTTCTCACTAACGCTACAGTGCACCCATGCCCATCCACCTGTCCCCCCGCCCCATCCGCACCGCGCTGCGCCGGGCCGCCGGCTCCCCCCGGCTGCACCGCGCCGCGCTGATCGTGTCCACCACCGTGGTGCTCCTCGCCGCGGTGCACGCCCTGGTCGTGCTGCGGCAGCTCGCCCCCATCTCCGGCGCCGACATCTCGTGAGCGCCACGCGCACCGCCCGGATCGCTTCCGGGAAAGGCAGCTTCCCGGAAGCAGTCGCGTGAACGGCTACAGCCTGATCGGCCGTCGGCCCGTCGCCGGACCGGTGCCGGAGGTGCACCGGTTCGTGGGCGCGATCCCCGACCCGGGGCAGCGGCAGGTGTGTGTGCACTGCGACTGCGAGCGAGACCACTGGCACCACCGGATCCCGTCGCCCCGCGCGGCGAGGGAGGAGAGCACGAGATGAGCGAGACGACCCGTACGAAGATCACCGCGACGCCGCTGTACCCCGGGAGCTTCTTCGCCGAGGACGGCCGTCCGATCGAACTGGCCTCCGACGACCCGCACACCGCCATCACCACCGTGGACGACGACGGCTCGTGGTTCGCGCTCGACGTGCGAACCACGACGGAGAAGCTCTGGACCGATGGTGCCGGCGGCGAGCTGTGGCGCACCGCCGCCGAGCTGTCCCGCTACCGCATCTACGTTGGCCAGGCGCTGACGGCCGCCGACATCGAGCGCCTGGACGACGGCCAGGACTACCGCACCCTCCTGTCGAACATGCGCAGCAACGGCTGGGAGCGGGTCGTGCGTACTCGGCGCGGCAACTTCCAGCCGGTCGAGCCGGGTGACGTCGTTGTCGACGCAGAGCGCCTGCAGCCCGCCGGCGGCTCCCGGTGACCGCCCCCGCCTCCGTGGCCGACCTGCTGGCCCGGCTCGAGGAGACGCACAAGGCGGCGACGCCGGGACCGTGGATCGCGGACAGCCACGAGATCTACCAGGCGCTCCCGTATGCCACGGACCTCTCCGGGGACTGGATCGGCGAGACCTGCCGCATCGACGGCGACCCACTTGGGCCCGGAGACGCCGACGCCGCCGCGATCGTCGCCGCGCACAACCACCAGCCGGCCCTGATCGCCGCCGTGCGCGCGGTGCTGGCCCTGGCGGACGAGCTGGAGCCGCTACCGCGAATCATCACCGGGAGCTACGCCGCCGACCGTCTCCGTTCCGCTGTGGCTGCTGCTCTGGGCGCGGAGGTGACCGCGTGACCGCCGCCGACCGCGCCAAGGCCGCCGAGGTGCTGACCGGCGACGTGGACTACTACGTCGTCCGCGACAAGATCGCCGCCGCCCTGGCCGCTGCCCGTGCTGACGAGCGCGCCCGCTGGGAGGCCGCCGTGCAGGGGCTGGCGGAGCGGTACGAGACGACCTCGCGCCGTCGCCGCCAACTGGCCGCGAAGTGGCACGAGCAGGGGCGCTGGCAGCTCGCCGACGCCTTCCGCAACCTCGCCAGGCAGACCGACGTCGCCGCCGCCCGTCTGCGCGGCCTCACCACCAGCAGCGAGGAGGAGACGGCGTGAGCGCGTGGCCGTGGGCGCTGATCGTCCTGTGGCCGCTCCCGGTGTTCGGAGCGGGCTGGCTGGTACATCGCCTGTGCCGGCGGTGGTCCCGGTGACCGGTCCCGTCGTCCCGCCCGGCGGGGAGGAGCTGCGGGAGGCGATGGCCGAGGCGCTGTACGGGCTCATGGGCTACACGCGGCCCTGGTCGGAACTGGAGGACTGGCGGCAGGAGAAGTGGCGCGGGGACACCGACGTCCTCCTGCCCTCGGCGCTCGCCTTCGCCGACCAGCGCGCGGCGGAGGTACTTCGAGCGGCAGCAGCCGAACAGCGCGCCGAAGCGGAGACCGTCCCCGACACCGACCAAGGCACCCACGCCGACGGACACCGATGCGCCGCGACGTTCCTCGACCGCCGTGCCGCTGCTGTGGCGCCCGAGGACAGGGGGCGGCACAGCCAAGGCTGACACCCCCGCGCCCACCGTCACACCATGTCGTCCGCCGACGTCCTCCGCCAGCTCGCCACCACCCCGGTCGCCGAAGCCCTCACCGACGGCGCCGACGCCCTCGACCAGCTGCCGCAGCTCGAGGCCACCAACGCTGCCCTGGTCGCCCGGGTCGCCGCCGACCAGGCCACCATCGACGCCCAACAGGCCAAGATCGCCGCACTCGAGGCGCAGCTCGCCCCGAAGCGCACCACCCAGTTCGGCATCGACCTGTCCGACCTCGGCCCCGACCAACCCCTCACCGAAGCGCAGAAGGTCAGCAGCCACCGGGCCCTCGGACTGCCGCTGACCCACGTGCGCGTGTTCTTCGGCACGTCGGTGCCGTCCTGGTCGTCCGAGCGGATCAAGGCGCTGGACCCGACCAAGGGCGACAGCATCCTCATCTCCACGCTCTCCCGTGACGTGGCCGGCATGACCACGTTCCTGAAGAACACGCCCGACGAGTGGCGCGGCCACGTCGAGGTCGCGCACGGCCACGAGCGGGAAGCCGACCTGCTCGCCGCAGCCAACCCCACCGCGGCGGTGAACGACTGGCTGGCCGGCAACCTCGAGAAGGCCACCATGCTCGACGGGCTCGGCTCGTGGGGCTACAGCTCCGACGACCTGGTCAAGATCCTGCTGTGGTTCTCGCAGGTCATCGACCCGAAGTGCAAGGGCACGCAGGAGCGGTTCTACGGCGGCCAGGACTTCGGCAAGTGGGGCATGGACTGCTACCACTACCAGTACTGGCTCAACGCGCTGGACCGCTACGCCACCCCGGCCGAGCTGTTCGACCCGGTCATCGACTTCGCCGCGCAGATCGGCCGGCCGTGCGTGGTGCCCGAGTGGGGCGGCACGCTGGCGAAGACCGACACCGACGGCACCCGGCGGGCGCAGGCGATCGCCGAGGGCGGCGCCTACCTGCAGGCGAAGGGCGTCGTGCACGCCAACTGGTGGTGCGGCGCCGGCTCGAAGGACGCCAGCCAGCCCACCGGCTGGCGCAACCACCACCTGGATGTCGCGCGGTCCAACGTGGACGCGTTCCTGTCCCTCGCTGGCTGACACCGCGGTGGCCACGCTCGACGCCGTGACAGGCGGTCGACGGTGAGCTGGTGGCTGTCGCCGGCCGGCTGGCCCGCCTGGACGGACAGCGACGTGCTCGGCGGCGACCTCTCCGAGCGCGGCTACACCCTGATCGACGCCTCGCAGGTGCAGCCCGCGATCGACGCGTACCACGCCGGTGCGCCGGCGCCGACCCCGCCGGACTTCGTGGACACCGGCGAGCTCGACGCGGCCGTCGCCGGGCTGGTGCCAGGATCCACCGCCACCGCGGCAGCCCTCAGGGCGTCCTTCGCCGGGCTGACCGAGGCCGGCGCCGAGACGCTGTCGACCCAGAAGATCCCGGCGCTGCGGGCGTTCCACGCCGCCCTCGGCAACGCCGCGTCCGCGCCGTGCGACATCCTCACCATCGGTGACTCGATCTTCGAGGGCTACCAGATGGGGTCGGCCAACATCCCCGACCGGGCCGTCAACCAGCTGGTCGCCCGGCTGCGCGCGCTGTTCCAGCCCGCCGGGGTGGCCGGGGGGTCCGGGTTCGCGCCGTCCTCCTACGCGGCGGGGAACCTGGTCTCGCCGGCCACGACCGGCGGCCCGGCGGTCGACAACACCCTCGGGCTCGGCGGCCGGTCGCTGGAGATCAGCTCCACGGCGAAGTCGGTCACCTTCAGCGTCTCCGGCACCTCCGTGGACATCCTGTGGATGCAGGGCCCATCCGCAGGGAGCTTCAGCTACAAGGTCGACGGCGGCACGGCCACCACGGTCACCTGCACCGGCGGCACGGCGGTCACCGACGCGCACAAGACCCGGGTCACCTTCGGCACCCGCGGCGCGCACACGGTCACGATCACCGGCGTCTCCGGGTTCTGCTACATCGACGGGCTGATGGTCTACGACGGCGACGAGTCCGCCGGGATCCGGCTGTGGGACGCCTCGCACACCTCCTGGGCGACCACCGACTACACCGCGAAGATCGCCGCCTCCACCGGGCAGCGCCCGCTGCGCGACCAGTGCGCCACCATCCAGCCCGCCCTGGTCATCATCCAGCTGCTCACGAACGACTGGCTGCACAACCTCTCATCCGCGGCGGCCCAGACGGCGCTGCAGCAGATCATCGGCGAGGTCCGCGCCGGCTGCACGATCCCGCCGTCGATCGTGCTGACCCCGCCCTACCAGGGAAGCGACACCGGGCACGCCGAGCCCTGGGCGTCCTACGTGCAGGTGGCCTACAGCATCGCCGCGGCCGACGCGGGCGCCACTGTCTGCGACCTGGGGCTGCGGATGCCCGCCGTCGCCGGTGACGTGCTGGGCCTCTACACCGACGCCGTGCACCCCAACGTGAAGGGGCATCGCGCGCTCGGCAACTACCTGGCCGGTTTCGTGCAGCCTCGCTGACCGTCTGCCCGGCTGACACCCGCCCCCCGACGCTCACAGTCGTGCCGCTGCCTCAGTCCGACGCCTCCACCCCGTGGCCGCCGCCGGACATCGCCCCCTACACCCGCGACCAGGCGGCCTGGGCGGCGTGGTGGTCCGGCGACCACGAGAAGCTGCGGGAGACCACCCACGGCGGCGACGGCATCACCCAGCGCCGCTCCTTCTGGTCCCGCCGCAAATGGGGCCCCGAGGCCACCCGGGCCACCGCCCATCTCCACGCCACGCTGGCCGCGGACATCGCGTCCACGTCGGCGGACCTGCTGTTCGGTGACGCCCCGGGCCTGCTCATCCCCGACATCGGCCTGGCACGGGCGTACCTGCGCCGCGCGGACGGCACCGAGACGGCCACCGACGCACTCCCCGCCTGGCCGGAGCCCGGACTGTCACAGGCCGACGTGGTCGCCGCGCAGGACCGGCTCGACGAGCTCGCCGACCTCCTCGGCCTCGCCAACCGCCTCCTCGAGGCGGCCGAGGTGTGCGCCGCCACCGGCGGCGTCTACATGCGCCCCGTGTGGGACAAGTCGGCCGCCGACCACCCGCTGCTCACCGCGATCGAACCCGAACACGCCGTCCCCGACTTCCGCTACGGCCAGCTCGTCGCCGTGACGTTCGTCGAAGAGCTCCTCTGCGACCGCGACATCGTGTGGCGGCACCTCGAGCGGCACGAACCGGGTGTGATCCTGCACGGCCTGTACGTGGGCACGAAGGACCGGCTGGGCCGGCAGGTGTCCCTCGGGGACCATCCGGCCACCGCCGGACTCATGCCCGAGGTGGCGGTGCCGGTGGAGGTCACCGGGGGCCAGCCCGGCATCATGCCGGTGTTCGTGCCCAACGTGCTGCCCAACCGGCGGCACCGCCGCTACCCCATCGGCCGCTCCGACTTCGCCGGCGCCGAGGGCCTGCTGGACGCCCTCGATGAGACGTGGACGTCGTGGATGCGGGACCTGCGGTTGGGCCAGGCGCGGCTGGTGGTGCCCGACGAGTTCCTGCAGCCCGTCGGTGCCCGCCCGGGCAGCGAGCGCAGGTTCACCGGCTACCAGACGCCGGGCGGCCCCGGGTCGGCGCGCGGATTCGACCTCGACAGCGAGCTGTTCACCGGGCTGAACATCGCCGACCTGGAGAAGCTGAACGACCCGATCAAGCTGGTGCAGTTCGCCATCCGCGTCGCCGACCACGAGCAGACCGCGACCGCGCTCACCGAGCAGATCATCTCCACCGCCGGCTACTCGCCGCAGACGTTCGGCCTGCAGATCGACGGCCGCGCCGAATCGGGGACGGCGCTGCGGATCCGGGAGAACAAGACGTGGCGCACCCAGGGCCGCAAGCAGCGGTACTGGGAGCCGAACGTCGCGGCGATCGGGCGCACGCTGCTGGCGCTGGACCGGGTCGTGTTCGGCCGGCCGACGCCGGTGGCGCGGCCGATGGTGGGCTGGCAGGAGCTGGCCGACGACCCGCAGGGCACGGCGACGTGGGTGAACACGCTGGCGCAGGCGCAGGCGGCGTCGATTGAGACGCGGGTGCGGTTGGTGCAGCCCGGTCTGGACGACGACCAGGTGGCGCAGGAGGTGGCGCGGATCAAGGCGGAGAACGGTGTGGGGCTGCCGGATCCGACTCCGGGCCTGGAGTTGCCGTGAGCGGCCTGGTGCTGTGCGGCTGCGGGCTGGCGAAGGACACGGTGACCGTGGTCACCGCCGACGCGGAGACGGTGCTGCTGGTGTGCGAGCACTGCGACCAGCCGTGCGGCGAGAAGCCGTGCACGCTGTGCCGGCAGCTGGCGCGGACGGCGGCGAAGTCGTGATCGGCCGGCTGCTGTGCCGTCTGGGCTGGCACATCCGCTGGGTGGCGTCGGACACCTTCTGCTGGCGCTGCCTGCGGCGGATTCCGTGAGTACCGCTGCTTGACCGTCGCGGGGTTGAGTCGCTAGGTTGTTTCTCGGAATCGCAAATCACTTCCGAGGAGCCCAGGTGAAGCTGCGCGATCTTGTCCTTTCCACCCGTCGTGATCGTGGCCTCATCGAGGCGCCGGAGCTGGCGTCGGGCGTCCTGGACCAGTTGGAGCCCGAGGACTACCGCGCGGCGCTGGAGCAGGCGCTGCCGGCATTCTGCCGGGCGGTGACGGCCAGCATCCGGGTGCCGGGTCCGATCTCGCCTCCGGCCGCTCCGAACGCGATGTTCTCGGCGAAGGTCGCTGCCACGCGTGACTGGTGGCAGCGGCGGCTGGACGAGGACTACGAGGGCGCGGACGGCCGGAAGCTGCTGCGGGACTTCACGTACGACGACCTGCAGCACCTGGCGGACATGCTGGACCGGCAGGCGCGGGAGAAGATGGCGCGCGCCCGCGGGTTCCGTTCGCTGCAGATGGCGCTGACGCAGCACGGCGTCGAGACGGTGGGCGACCTCCCGGCTGAGGTGCTGATGCCCTCGCTGGGGGCTGTCGCCGCGTAGGCCCGCAGGCGGGCCAGCGGCGCAGCGTCATCCCTTCTACGCGCGCCCGCCTGCGTACAGCCGCCAGCCGAGCCAGTGGCGAATCGATGGCCGATGCAGACCCGCTCGGCTGGCTCTAACCGGGGGTCCGGCGCCGAAGCAGCGGCGCCGCCCGTAACAGACCGCGCCGGGCCCCCACCCAGACCCGACCAGCGCCACGCTCCACGCGACGCCCATGGAGGCGGCGCGCTGGTCGTCAAACTCCACCACCGCCCGGTGTTGTCCGACGCCCGAGATGAAGGCGCGGTGGTGGCCCACCACCCAGGAGAACCGATGCCCGCCAGCCTGCTCGACCCCGCCCTCGCCCTCGCCGCGGACGTCCTCGACGACCTTGAACGCGTCCGCATCGCCAACGAGAACCGGCTCCGCGCGCTCATCACCGTCTTCGGCCTGGACGAGAGCCACCCTGACGTCGGCCGACTCGCCGGCATGGTGGACACACTCGGCAAGCTCGAACACGACGCCACCCTGCAGCTCCAGCGGCAGCTCCGGAAGCACCCGCTCGGCCCGTGGGTGAAGGCCCAGCGCGGCGTCGGCGAGAAGCAGGCCGCGCGCCTCCTCGCCGCCATCGGCGACCCCTACTGGAACACCCTGCACGACCGGCCGCGCACCGTCTCCGAGTTGTGGGCCTACTCCGGGATGCACGTCCGCGACGGCGAAGCCCCGAAGCGCCGACGCGGGGAGCGGGCGAACTGGTCGGGCGGCGCGAAGATGCGCGCCTACCTCGTGGCCCTGTCCTGCATCAAGCAGATGGAGTCCCCGTACCGGGCGGTGTACGACGCCCGGCGGGCGCACACGGCGACGACGCGGCCGGAGTGGACGGACGGGCACTCGCACAACGATGCGCTGCGCGTCGTGGCCAAGGAGGTACTGAAGCGACTGTGGCGTGAGGCGGCCCGGCTGCACGGCGCCGAGGTGGAGCTGCCCGAGGCGGCCTAGAGACTCCTGCGGCGGCCGAAGACGTGGCGTCAGCCGAGAGCGTTCCGCCGTCGCAGGCACAACCCCCGGCAGCGGCCAGAGGTCGGCTCGACGCCCGAAGATCCTCCGCCGCTGCCGGGCCATACTCCCTCCCCGTGGCCAAGACCTGGACCCTGGGCGAGGTGCGCGCGCTCGGTGCCCGCACCGACCTCGTCACCGCGTGCGAGATCGCCTACGGCGCCGGACGTACCAAGGCGTACGAGCTGCACCGGCGCGGCGAGCTGCACTTCCCGGCGCTGAAGCTCGGGAACCGCATCGTCGTCCCCGTCGAACCGCTGCTGCACTTCATCACGACCGGCGAGAAGTGGGATCCGGCGGCCTTGCCGAGATCTTCCTCAACGGCTGACACCCCCGGCGGCACCCTCGCTCGCATGGAGCCCACGACTGCCCCGACCCTGACCGAGCTGATCGACGCCATGTCCATCCGCCTGAAGGACGAGATCAAGCACGGCGGAAGCGGCGACGAGTGCCGGAACCTCGCCACCGCCCTCGCCGTCCTGCTCGACAAGCGCGCCAGCCACGAAGGCATAGCGAGTCGTGCCGGTAAGCCCTGACGGTGGCCATCGCTTCAGCAAAATCCTGAGCGACCTGTACGGCGACGCCGCCGCCCACCTCATCGGCATCGTCGCCGACCGCCTCGCGCAGGGCATCACCGACCCCGGGTGGGCGGAGCGGAAGCTGCAGGAGATCCTGCCGCTGCGCCGCGACGCGCAACGGTTCGTCGCCGCCCTCACCGACCAGGTCGACGCGCAGATCCTCGACCTCCTCGCGCAGGCGTACAGCAGCGGCGTCCTCGCCGCCGGCGGCCCGGGTGTGCGCACAGCCCAGGCAGGGATCGTGTCCACCAACCGCGGCGCCGTGCAGGCGTACGCCGAGGAGCTCGCCGGCAGGTTGCGGACGACGCACACGCGGATCCTGCGCACGGCCGAGGACATCTACCGGCGGGTGATCGCCGACACCGCCGGGCAGGCCGTCACCGGGGTGCAGACCCGCCGCGAGGTCGCCGCCCGCGCCGTGTCGCGCCTGGCCGGGGCGGGGGTGACCGGCTACGTCGACTCGCGCGGCCGCAACTGGGAGCTGTCCAGCTACGTGGAGATGGCGTCGCGGACCACGATCGGGCAGGCGCACCTGCAGGGCGGCATCGACCGCTACCAGCAGCAGGGCCGCTACCTCGTGATCGTGTCGAACGCGCCGGAGGAGTGCCGGCTGTGCCGCCCGTACGAGGGGCGCGTGCTGTCGCTGACCGGCCGGCAGCCCACCGACGGCGAGGTGGAGGGGCACGAGTTCGCCGGGTCGCTCGAGCAGGCCCGGCGGGATGGGCTGCTGCATCCGAATTGCCGGCACAGCCTGTCGGCGTTCATCCCCGGGCTGACGAGGCCGCCGCGGGGCGGCGTGGACTCGCTGGCCGATCCCGAGGGCGATGAGCTGCGGCAGAAGCAGCGGGAGCTGGAGCGGGCGGTGCGGGAGTCGAAGCGGCGGGTGGCCGCGGCCGAGGCGTTCGGGGACACGCAGGAGCTGCGGCGGGCGCGGGGGTTGCTGACGGCGCGGAAGGCGGCGCTGGACGGGTACGTGCAGGTATACGACCGGAAGCGGCTGCCCTACCGGGAGTCGCTCGGCGCGCGCTGAGGTCAGCGGCGCCCGTCCCGGATCTGGTAGACGCGCTCCCGGGAGATGCCCGCCACCTCTGCGACCTCGGCCACGGACCGACCGACGCGCAGTGCCAGCCGGATCGTGTCGCGCCACCCTTCCTCGCAGATG